GATGATGAAGATTGGGCGAGTATTTCGTTATTACCCACAGAACGTTTTATTGACAGACGTGGGAAAAAATATCCCAAGTATAGAGCCTGGAAGTAATGGCAAAAGGTTTTAAAGTCGTTAATTTAGATCCACCAATTACACAGACCATCAATGGTCAGACAATCGTGTATGCGTTGGAATATGACCTTGAAAATGAAAAGGTTCGAGTTATTGAAACTGGAACCAACAAAGCAAACCCAGATGTCATTTATACTGATGGTGACTGGACAAAGGATAGTAACTTATTAAATCTAAGTAATTCAGATAAGTTATCTTTCCACACTGATATTCAACTTGCAATTAAATCAGATTACGATGCGAGAGTAACGCAGAGAACTGGTCAAGGAGGAATAAAAAAACCTAAATTACCAGCATGGGCAAAATCAGATCGTGTGGGACTATATGCCTCACAACCTGCTGGTCCACCTATCTCTTCAAATGGTGAACCAATTACATATAATAATCCAACAGGACTTGCAAAGATTGGACTTTTCCAAAAAGTAGGTGCTTTGATTGACCCTATGGGAGCAATCATGAGAAATGATGTAACTCAGTATGTTACATTAAACGAAAGGAACGCAAGAACTACACCAATGATGTATCCAATGGATATGTCACCTCACCAAGATAAAATGGTGATTCAATGTTATACATACCAACCACCAAGCAGAGACGGGTTTCTTTCCACATCAAAAAACTCAAGAAAAACAAGAGAGACACTATTAACTAAGGGCCTAAGTAGATCTACTCCACTTAAGTATAAAGTTGGTGGGGGTATCATTCTACCAATGCCAAACACTGTTAAAGATGCATCGAGTGTTTCTTGGGAGACTGACAAATTAAACAATCTAGCGGCCGCGGCAGCAGGTCTGGTATCTCAGAACTTTGCAGCGAAAGGTATTGCCCAGGTCTTTGGACTAGGTGGAATGGACAAACTGTTGACCCAACTAAAACTACTCTCTGAGAGTGGTACAGGTGGTGGTCAGAGTGCCATGTCAGCAAGTCTAATGAGTGGTATGCTCAATAAACTCGGATACGATGTAAGTCCAGAGACTATCCTTGCAAGAGGTGCTGGTATTGTTCCAAACTCAAACATGGAACTCATGTTCCGTGGTCCTCAGATGAGACAGTTTAACTATACTTACCAGTTGACAGCAAGAGATCCAGACGAAGCATCAGAGATTAGACAAATTATTAGACATTTCAAAGAAATGTCCTCAGCAAAGAAAAATGTATCCGATACAGCAGGTGTTTCTGCTGCTGGAGATCCATCTTTCTTCCTTGGAACACCAAACATCTGGACAATCAGATACTGTACTGCTAATTTCAGAGATATTCCTGGGGTAAATATTATTAAGCCTTGCGCTCTAACTAGATTTGAAACTGATTATGCACCACATGGAAGTTGGCAGGCATTTGATAAAGGTCAACCAGTTTCGTATAAGATCCAAATGGATTTTGCTGAACTAGAACCCGTATATAACACCGACTATAACAATAGAGTCGGTTCAGATAGAGTTGCAGAGTTTAATGATGCAGGTCAACAAATTAATAAGGGCGACCTCAGAAGAATTGACAGAAAAGACATGATCGGTTACTAAAATGTCAAATAGAAGTTATTTCCGCTATTTTCCAAATATGGAATATGTCTCCAGAACTCTGGAGAGAAGTTCCAATGACGAATTTATTACAGTCAAGAATATCTTCAAAAGAGCCAGACTCAGAGAAGATATTGCAGGATCAGCGACTGTATATAACTATTTCAGTGTTCCTGGCAATTTTAGACCCGATCAATGTGCAGATCGTGTATATGGAGACCCACATTTAGACTGGGTTATTCTAATTACAAATAATATTCAAAATATCCATGAAGATTGGCCCATGGATGATCTAACTTTTAGAAAATACTTATTAGACAAATATGGTAGTGAAGAAGCATTAGAAGATATTCACCACTATGAAACTACTGCCTTTGAAGATGGATATCTAAGAACTATCATTCCCGATGGATTAATTGTTGATTCAGCTTTCAATGCATCAGCATTGGATCAAAGATTGGGACAAGAAGTGAAATATAACGATAATATCGAACTTAGAACAGAAAACAGCACTATTGATCTAGTAGGTACAGTAAAAGATGCAAATGGTAACATTGTTCTAGGCAAAGGAATCCGTCCTGTAACCAACTATAAGTATGAATTTGACGAAAATGAAATGAAGAAGAATATCATCATTTTAAAACCAGAATTCTTAGGCGTATTCGTTGATGACATGAAGAAGATTATGGCATACTCTCCATCTTCTCAGTACGTCAATAAAAATACTAAGAGAACCTATAATCCAAGATTAACTGGTATTTAAAGGAAGAATATTTGATTGATTCGGTCATGTGAATCAAACATGCCTATTTCCATGTTCTGAGAATGTAGGATATCCGCTTCATAGAATATGCAACGATTATATCTCATTTTCGCTTCATATTCCACCTTCCATTCTCTATCACCATAGAGCCATCTTCTAATATAAGGATATACATCTTCCTGAGATTTTATTTCCTCATCAAATCCTTCTGGTTTATCCATATACTTGAATATGTTGTAAGGAACGCTCATTTTACCTTTATATGAGTAAAAGTTTGTCCCTCCAGCACACTCTTCTGGTTTATTCAAGTAAATAACAACACCAAACTGTAAGAAGTCATTACTATAAGGATATGCATCTTGGTGCGGAATACTAAACCAAGGATCACGCAATATGCTTGCGTCATTCATGATATTACACATGAATCCACAATCATCCCATTGCATTTCATATGTGTATGGGTCAATATGTCTTGACCACATGCCACTTAAACAATACTTGTCAAATACAGATTTGAGATTTTCTTTCACCTCATCTGTCTTAACAAATAATCTTGTTCCAGGCAGATTATTCTTAACTGCATTTCGTTCTCTTGAATTTAATGCAAGGTTTCTAATCTCATCTGGGTTTTTGTAGAAATCATCGATAATGATAATTCTGCGGTCATTTACATGCCTTATCCTTAATCGAGCATTTTCATTAATTTCGAACATAATCCTGGCCTACAAAAAAAAGCCCAGAATTTTTTTCCGAGCTTTTTTGAAATTAAAAGTTGATTTTGGTATCACTCCTCAGCAAGTTTCTGGAAGTAACTCATCGCATCATCCTCATCTTCATCCGTAATGTCAGCAGACTTTGGAGTTGCAGATGCACGAGAAGCAATGGTCGCTAGTTCTTCTTCAAGACCACGATCATTGTCCTCATCAGAAACTTCTTCCTCAACAGGTTTACGAAGTTGTTGTTTGTTACCAAGAACAGCATCAAGACGCTTCTTGAGATCATCATAAGACTTGAACTGATCTGCAGCAGTAAATGCATTCAGATCATGCAAGTTGTTGTAGATCTCTTCAAGTTGATTATCATCATCAAGAAGTGCAGAAGGTTTGGCAAACTCAGAAGAGTCATAGTTCCAGAACCCAGCAACGTTTTTGATCTTCAGTTTGAAGTTTGCACCCTGCCAAAAATCAAATGGGTTGATAGGATCCTCATCCTCAAACTCAGGTTGCATTGCTGCAGTGATCTTATCAAAGATCTTCTTACCAAACTTGTAGAGGAAGGTTTTACCTTCATTCTCAGGATTAGCAGAGTCCTTCACAACATAGATGTTGGAATAGTAAGACAGTTTGCGTTTCTGTTTACGAGCAATCTCTTTGTCTGCATCCAACCCACTGTTCCAAAGAACACGATTGTGTTCAGAGACAGGATCCTGTTTACCCAGAGTGGTAAGGGAATTCTCAATGTACCATCCGCCAGGACCTTGGAAAGCGTGACTCCACAGTTGTGCCCATGGAAGATCACATCCCTCAGGTGCAGGGAGGAATCGAATAACTGCATAACCGTTTCCTGCTTTATCTACCGCAGGTTTCCAGAAACGTTCGTCAGCACTACCACCTTTCTCATTAAGTTTCTCCACCTTCTTCATCAGTTTATCGGTGAGAGAACCAGCCTTAGATTGTTTCTTCAGATTAGCAAAAGACATTTGTATTTTCTCCGTATTTGTTCGTATTGTGTGTATTGAACTTATTGATTATACATCCAATCCCCATCTTCGTCAACGTCTTCATCGACCCAAGATGCAGGATCTTCGAGTCTCTCTTCGAGACTGTCCAACACTGACATCAGGCCATCAAAGAATTGTTCGATGGGTTGATCCTTTTTCAAACCAAGGAACTTCGCGGATTCCATGATGTTCTCTTTCATTTCAATCGCCTTAGGATCATCGGACAGTTTCAGGCGAGTATAAAAGAGTTTCTGTTTTTCTAGGAGAGACTTCATCATTTCAAGATGATTTTCACGATCTTCCTTAGTCATTGCCGCAGGATGTTTAAACATCTCCTTGGTCATTGCCTCTTGAAGTTCATTGATCTCAGTAACAGCGGCACGAACCACTGGTGATTCAAAAAATTTGCTCACACTACAATCTCCCGTAGAATCCTTTTATATCCTTGGATGTCAGTATTTAGGAAGGGTTTATACTTCCTGATTTTAAAACTGACGGTTTCCCACACTGGGTCAAACAGCATGGTATCAAAGTTCTTAGCAAAACCAAGAACCATATCTAAGAGTACCATAGTTTCTATAGAAATGGCACTCTGTAAATGTTTTTTTAATATGGTAGGATGGTTACCATTCTTACTTGCAAATATAGAATCAAAATCCTGACCTGCAAGAAAAATAGACGCCTCTGTCTTAAACATAAACGGAAGCGTCTTCATTTTATCTGACCATTCTTGATATCTTTTATCACCATTGTCTATAATCTGTCCGATCCACACTGTACGGGGATCCTCCGCCTGACTAAAACTGGCAGTAAAATAATCGTAAATTTCTTGGTCGGTTTTCTTTCTAGACATTCTTTCAAAGAAGTACCGATCCTTTCTCTTCTTGAAAGTAGATTCGTTTGCTCTAGTCTTTCCCTTATACTTAAAAAAATCGTAACTCTCTTTCGTAAAGTGATTCTTGAAAGAGAGATACGTTTTATACACATCAAAAGGAGTCATTCATCCTCTTCTTCATCAATATCAAATTGCCCCTGAAAATCGGGGAATTGTTTCTGTAAATTATATTCAGTTACAATACCAAATAATTTAGCCTTCAATAATTTAAGGTACTCCTGTTCTGCCCTAGGTCTCCTAGGGTATCCAGGCCACATCTTCAGATATTCTTCAGCGATGCCCAATAAGGCCTTGACTTCCCAGATACCAAGTCGCATTTCCAATCTCCAGCCGTCATCCTCCTCGGGATACTCTTCGGGGAAATGATTGAACAGATCGTCTGGGTATCCCATGGGTTACAAAGGCAGTTTTGCTTTCGACGTTTTCTTCAAAAAGTTGAGTTCCATTGCTTCACTCTTGAGTTTTTCCTTAAGAGGCTTTGAGATAAGTTTTGACACAGAATCCAATTCAATATTGTTTTCTTCGCAATAACTTACGATTGCCTCGATGTAATTTAACTCCGAGTTCAAAACAAGTTGTTCAATATCTTGACTGAACTTGCCTTGGCACAGAAACTTCTCCTTGAGTAGGTCGTTAACTTCTTTCTCCATACTCTCCGAGTTTGTGAGTGACGAATTCTTTAATGTACCTGGTAAGAAGTTTAATATAGTCACTTTTGTTGGTTTTTTCATAAACAACACATTCTCCATTTTCAGCCACCATAATGGTGACAATCTTTTTCACGATTTCGCCTGTCATCTCATAATACATGCAGGCATAAGCGGTCTCTTGAACGAAATATTGTTCAATCCACTTTTCTGGTTTGATTTTCGTTGAAGTCTTAAAGTCGATGACTGCCAGTTCACCGTTGTACTCGGCAATACAATCAACACGTCCTGCAATTCCAAAGTAGTCACTATAGAGTGACTTCTCTAGTGCATGTATGTTATTTATATTGTCTAACTTATCCTTCGCGGCAACAAATAATGCCATCGTAGAAGGAAGTGGTTTAGCAGCCTTTACATCTTCATTCTTCAGATAAACCTCAACCAATTCATGAAACAAGGATCCTCTTCGAGTGGATACTCTGGAAACTTTATTAGCTTCTTCTTCACCAACACGAGCTCTCCAGTCCTGAAAAACTTTTCGGTTATAAAAACTAGTGACCGATGTGATAGAAGGCATTGGTTTACCCGATGGGGTATCATAATACCTAACACCATCAATAGTTTTAGCCGTCAGATCAAAATCTTTAAGCTTATCAAGATGAACAAACGTCATAAAGCGAGAGCAAGTTTTGTAACCAAATAGTTTCTAACCAGTCCCGAACGAACAATATCATCAAGTCCAAATTCAATTACACCAAAGTCTTCTTCCATTACTTCAATGATCTTTTTGAAATCAATGATCCCATCCTTTTCATATGACTTGGTGAGATCTGTTTGAGTGGCGTCACCGCAGAAAATAATCTTACAGTTATCACCAACTCTAGTAATTATACTATCTAATTCATGAAAATTCAAGTTCTGCATCTCATCCACTAACACAATGCAATTATCCATGGTTGTGCCACGAATAAAAGATGTACTCCAGAATGAAATAGTTTCTTGAGTCTTCAAGTTACCGTACAACATTTCGAAATCAGCATCAGTTGCCATCTCGAACATGTACTTCACCATATTTTTATATGGAATCTGATACAAGGCAGACTTATCATCATGATCGCCAGGAAGGAATCCAATCTCTCTAGTGGAGACTAGAGAACGAACAATGTATAACTTTTCGTAAGGAGTTTCATCGTTCAGAACATCTTGCAATGCCTTGTACAAACTGATGAATGTTTTACCAGTACCAGCAGCACCATATGCAAAAATGTTTTTACCTTCATCATATGCATCAAAAAGAACTTTCTGATTATCAGTCAGAGGTTCAATGTCAACCAACATATCAGTGTTGATTGGTTTCTTACGACGCATTTGTTTTGCTGTCATCCCCACTCCAATGGGATCGTCAGACTTTCTTTTCCTTCTTGGCATAATTATCGTGACAATTTGTTCATTCTACCTCGGATACCCGCAGACTTCTCAGCCTTCTTGAGGACCTGATTCCAACTCGGGTGTGTTTTAGACATCTTGTCTCTCCACTCACCCACTTCTCCCACGCCTGGGGTATTTTCTGGTGTGTAGTATCTTTCCCAATCAGGATTGTCTTCTTTCCACTGATCCCATTCATGAATGCTCATTCTGACATCCTTTGTTTCGCCAGTTTCTTTGTGTTTTACAGGATATGTTGCCATCAAATCCACTCCAATGCTTCAGCAACAGTAGGGAACTGTTCACAGAAGATTGCCTTGCACGCCTCAGCGATCTTCATATGTTCCTTCTGGGTTCCATGTGCGGAACGTAATTCTATATAGTGGATCCATGAACGGCATGATCCCGTCATGTAGATTTTTGTTGGCGTGCATAATGGCAATACCATTCGAGCACACTCCTTAGCAACGCCTGCACCAAGCATCTGTTCATACAATGCCTCTGCACTACTGAAGAGAGTCTTCATCTGACGTTGCAGTTTATCTACCAGTTCAGGATCAAGATCATCGATACTATTCTGGCGATTCTTGTCGTCTTGACGGCGGAGTTCTGGGATAGGAATCTCACCTAACTTTGTACTCTCTGCATACCGTTGTGAAAATTCCTGGAAGCAGAACGAGCGATGGCGTAGCACTTGAGCCGCTATCGCTCTGGTAGTCTCAATCTCAAGAGTCATTGTGGATTGTTCGAACACAGACCAATGATTGTGTTTGATACAGTACCTCAATAATCCTGCAAATTTTTCATTGTCCTGATTGTCTGGATTGCTCACCCTAGCAATGTATGCCATGGTTTGCTCCGCATCAGGAGTAACACTAACTAATTTTGCACTCATAATCAATCTGCGTAACCGTCGTCGTCATCTCTACCGTAGTATCGGAATCCAAATTCAGGATCCTTTGGAAGGTATGCATCTTTATCAGCATACACTTCTGTTTTAATCTCCTCTAGTAAAACTTCAAGGTTTTTTATCAGGAGTTTGAGTTTGTCTCGTTTCATTGTGGTACACCCTCAAATATATTGAAGTTAAAGTTGATAACCACTCGTCGATTTACATCAGTACAAGTGACACCAGCATGTTGTAAATTAGAATCAAAGACTACAAGTCTATTTGATTTACTATGTATCTTAGTACCATCACGAAAGATTGTACAGCCATTATTTGTATTCATGTACAAGATGGCAGTAATACAATTAGGAAAATCTGTATGGTAATCATTAACTACGGGTTCAGTAGTCTTTGTTGTCAGATTTGCCTTGCATCTAATAATTGAAGATGCATTCAAGTCTTTGAACACAGGTTGAACCAGAGACCAATACTGACTTCTAGGTTCATACTCCTGATAAAAACAATGAGTGAACTGATACTTACCATCATCTGGCAGTACAATTCCCTCATTGTAGTTCCATGGGAAAAACATTCCCATCATTTGTTCTTCTAGTTGATCAAAAAGTTTCTGATCCAAGAAGTCATCAAGTACCTGAGTCTTCATAGTTTGCTGGATTATACTTCAGGTACTCAAAGAATGTCAACTTCATTTCTTTGTGTGTCATACCACAGTGATCAGCAGCATTAGGAAGATTCATCTTCGCATAGAAGAGGGCTTCATTCGCCTCCTGCACATTCTGCGGAGTCGTCTTCACTCTTTTCTTGGGTGAAACTCTTGTCTGGTCCATAATCTTTTAGTAGTTTACTAATAGTATCATCAGTTCCATTCAGGTTACGAATCTCGTAAAGATTGGACTTCATATACTTCTTTAGTTTTTTGTACGTTTTCAATACCTTAGCCATCTCGTCAACATTGACGTTGACTTTGGCTTTGCCATCATCTGTCATTTTTTCTTAGACTTTTTCTCACTGTTACCCCATAGTTTAGGGTTGACTCGTCCTTGTGTCTGAGTCATATTCATTACAGAGCGAAACTTATCCCAGTAGTAATCAAAGATATCTACTCGTTTTGCTGCTGTAGAAATGTCAAATTTTACTTTATCGTTATCCTTGTATTGTACAAGGTATGCAGTGTAAGGTAGTGATCTATCCTCAGCAACTGTAGGATCACAGTCTTCATGAAGAATTCTAATACCTTTACCCATTAACTTCGTCCTCCCCATTGAATGTCTGGATATGCCTCAGAGACAATCTCCCTCTTGATAGCGTATACACTCTCAAGGTTCTTGTCTTTAACCAAACAAAGGATCTTTGCCTCTTCGGGATGCAAAGACTCAAGCATGTTGATGAACATAGTCTCTCGTTTGATTTTATTGAGAGCATCGTTTCCGCCTTTAACAAAATTGTAAAGACGTTTCCACTCATTCCTCAAAGTTGATCGTTGTGGAATACCTCGTTGTGGATCAGGTGCAGCCTCTTCAGTTAAGGGTTGGTATGGTACATCCCCTGCAGGGATCATCGACAATACAGTTTCATCGAAGTTCCAAATGAAGAGAGCTTTGAGAAAGTCACCACCATGTTGTTGGAGGATTTGAACTTTCTTTGCCTTTGTTCTCTCTTGAACAACAGCCCCTAGAATTTCATGGACCAAAGAGTTTGGTCGCAGTTCAATCTTTTGAACTTTGATAGTCTTTGGTCCCGTTTTTTTCTTTGCAGTCGTAGACGTGGTTCTAGTTTTCCGCGTCGTCGATCTCTTCGTAGTCGTCATAATTGTTTTCAAACCTCACGGCTAAAATTTCATCAGGAATAACATTACCATTTACATCAAACATCTCAGGATGGAGGGCGGGTGTCGCGGTATAAAACTGATGTTGCTGATATAGCCAACCAATTATACCACCAATCATTAAAAACATCACGCTAATCAGAACAAAAATTGCAACTAATGTAATTTCCATGTCCTTTTCCTCCCACGGGCGTTACTTCTTTTTTATATCTAGGGAGATCTGTATAAAAAAATCAAACTCACGGTGGAAAAGTGAGAGTAACTTTCCGAATCGGACCTCCCAAGTCTTCGATTCTTGTATTTCTGGTGGGTTGCCTCCTGATAACATAAGATCCACACCTCTATTTATGTGGAGGTCCGCATCGTTTTTCATGTAAGGATGCGGTGTTCTTTCAGGTACTCGATTGCCTCTTGACAATCCCCAAGATGTTTACCATTTAATTCCACTTGAGGAAATTGATTCTTTCCAGGGAACTTAGTTGTAAATTCGTCTTCAGTAAAATCAGCGTCAAGTTCTAGGTAATCATATTCTTTCCCGAGCAATTCGAGAACCATAACAATTTTCTTACATAACCCACACTTGGCTTTACCCCAGATTACATACATACTACTCCTCTCCGTGTTTAAATAGATCTTCCATATTTTCGAACATCTTATCCATTTTCTTCAGTTGGTCGATACCCATAATCATCTTGGAGATGGTATGACTAACGTAAGGTTCTTCGTGTCTCGCAGCAAAGGCGAGTGCATTACGCAGAGATTGTTCCGCTTCTGTGAGAGAACTCTCTACTCTTTCAGACAGTGCCATTGATAGAATCCCAATCTTTTTGGAAACGTTCCAGTCCACTATCAGTCAACACATGGTTGAACATCTTATTAAACACCCCGACTGGTAGGGTACATACTTCAGACCCATAGGCGAAACACCTAGAGACGTGATGAACATCACGCAAGGATGCAGAAAGAATATTAGTACGAACCATATGTTCTCTATAACACATAGAGATAGAGCGTACAAGTTCTACACCACTAAAAGAATTATCGTTGAGTCTTCCGACAAATGGAGAAACATACGTTGCATCTGCTTTCGCAGCCAAAATTGCCTGAGCAACAGAGAATACAAGAGTCACATTGGTAGTGAATCCTTCACCTCTCAGTGCCTTACATGCTTTAAGTCCTTCGACTGTGCAAGGTACTTTGATAGTAACGTTCTTCATCTCTTTGAATACCTGTGCCTGATCGATCATGTCAGGTGCAGTATCAGCAACAACCTCAGCAGAGATAGACTCAAAATGAGGGAACTCCTCAGAGATCTCTCTGATCGTCTCTACGGGGTCTTTACCAGCCTTAAGGATAAGGGTTGGATTTGTGGTCACACCGTCTACAAGACCCGTGGCATTCCCCTTACGGATCTCTTCGATGTCGGCAGTGTCAAGAAAGATTCGCATTACTCATCATCTCCATCTAGTCTGTGTTTTTTTCGAATTTTTTTAAGTTGTTTTAGTTCTTCTTTGATTTGTTGATATGCAGTTTCCACTTCAATCTTATTCGCTATTTCCATAGCGCATACCATGGAAACCTTGTCTCCGAAACGAGCAAGAGCCCGTTCAAAGTCATTGTCGTGCGAGTAAAATGGAACCATTACTTTTTAACTGTGTCGAGGAACAAATAATTGGGGTGTTCCGCTTTATATCTCTCAACCTCTTGTTCATTTTTTAGAAAAATTGAAAGGGTAGGTTGATGTTCTTTGAAACAATAGCGCAATTGGATAAAATCTTGTTGAGCCATTTTGGTTCTCCCAATGATAGTGGCATTATATCCCCTTATATAGGGCAAGTCAACTAGAGTTTTCCTCCTACAACTCCATCATACGACGTAGACGTTTCTGGGAATCCGTGTTTGACCCCATGTAAGTGGAATACAGTTCCATCGTAACAAGCCCCCTTGGTAAGTGCGGTGATGATTCCCTTACCTTCCTTATCATAGCTAGTCCAAAGTCCAAATCTCGACTGCTTGAGTTCAAAGATTCCTGTTCCATGGTCATACCAATTTCCTTCTTGAATCAAATCGTTGTATGGATGTTCATAAATGTCAGAACTCTTCGTTTCTTCTTTCATCTAAGTACCTAATTACTTCCTCTCTCCATTCCATAAGTTCATGGAAACATTTTTCATCATGAGCATACTGACGAAGTTCATGATCTGGTTTTAAAACACTCTCATAGAAAATAAAAAACGCATCTTTGCGTTTCAATTTTTTAGAATCCATTTGGTTTATCCTCCATCTTGAGGGTATCTTTTACAAGCTCGATAGCATCCCACTGACTTGCCATTTCATCAGTCAGATACATGACTCGTTTCTCATGAATCTGATCTCTCTCCAAAAGATAAGACAAAGTATCAGACAGTCGTTGCCGTCTACCTTCCTTGTCAATTAGAAAGATACTATATGTGTTTTGAAATTTCTTTTCTAGTCTAAACTTTATGTACAAGAAGAGTACAAAATTCAGAATTAAAACATACAAGTAGATCATGAAACCTTGGAAAGGTCCTCAAATGTTAACATGTCATTGTCCTTTTGTCCAGCTGGAACAAATTTATACTCGTTGTTCCATTTGAACGACGTGTTATTCAATTCATGTTTTACCACTTCTGCGACTGTTTCTGGTTCGTTCTCTAATTTTGCAAGAACCTTAGCAAGGAGGAGTTTAACCTCATGAATCTCAGCGTGGATGTCTTGATGGTGGAACCTCAAAGACTTCTCAATCAACTTCTGAATTTTTTTCTTCATAGCGGCGAGCATTCGCAATATTTAGGAGTCACTAAAAATACTAAGCAGGAATAACATTACACCAAACCCAAGGAACCAGGCAAGGATAATGAGAAACCCGATGTCACCGTCAGTGAGCGGTGCCGTTTCCGTTATAGTCGTCTGAATCATAGTAATCGTTCTCTCCTTTAAGGAATCCGAACAAGAATGTGGTCAGTACAAAAGGTACGGAAATCCACATTAGAAAGTGTGCAAATGTCATGGGTTACTTGGATCAATTCCTAGGTCAATTAAATAATCTGTCCACCACTCTGGGTTTTTTCTCTGTCGCCATTGTGGGACTGGTATCCCCCTTTCAATAACATAATACTCGTGGAGGCTATCCTCTATAATCTGTACGATCTCCATATTCCTCTTCCTCTTCATCAACGTCTTCATACGGGTTGACCACATAGGGTCCTCGTTTTCGAAAAGGTTCTCTTCGAACATAAGCAGACTCGGCATTGACGGCAGATAACCATACGGCAATTTTCATCACTATGTAGATGATTGCTATCGGTGATAGACAGGCTAGTAGAATGAGGTTTTGTCTCATGTGTAGTAGTTTCCTGCAAGGATTACTCTCCCCTTACATTTATTTTCAGGGACAGCGTGTTTGTAGTTGGACTTGAAAATGACACACATGCCTGGAACAGGATCAACTCTACGATCTTCAAAGATTAAAGGAGAAGATCCACTGGGGGCACTGACATAATACACGAAAGAATGGGTACATGGGGTATGTGTATGGGGATCCGCATAATCACCTTCATTATATACGGCACTCCATAGTTCTGTGCCTGTAGGTTTTATGTCAAATGATGTATTATCTAGTACCCAATCACTTAATTGTACAAAAATTTTTGGATAAGTGTGAAATCCAGTATGCTTTGAGACAATTAAACTACTCTCTTCTGGCAAATCATCGTCTAAAAATTCAATAAACTTTAATATCTTAGGGTTAATGACCTCATACTCAGGATGATGTAATATTTCTAACCGTAAGCGTGTGTCAATCCCCATAATACAAAGAGAGAAATGAATCCGAAAATAATAAAGGCATACAAATAGGCGGTACTCGGCATTTTGTTAGTCTCCTCTACGAATTCCTATCAAAAATCCAAGGTATAAACCTGACAACCAAGCAATAAAGAACCATAACAAATAACTCAAGAAATTAGCGAATTCCAGCCATTCCGTTGTCGTCATCGTCTTCATCCTCGTAGGGTGATGGTTCATCCCAGAGAGATTCTCTTTTCTCTCTGATACGTTCGTGAAGCAACTTGTAAGGATCTTCATCCTCAAGTTCAGGCAGTTCAGGTTTAGGACCAGTAAAGGTTACTCCAAGAAGAACCCCAGTGCCTTGTACCTCTTCCATTTCAGGATGAGACTTGACCTTGGGGTTCTTTCTGTAACCATGTGATTCCGCTACAACAAGCAAACCATGCCCTATCAAAGATAGTGCAATGAGTGCCAATACAATCCATGTAATCAAAAACATGTACTGTGGGATCTCTGTCATTGAAGAGCTTGAAACAACTGTTCTTTAACTTTTTCCACAACCTCGTGAATGATACTAACATCAATTCCAAGGAAAGGTGGGATCATTCCTATTACTCTGAAGAAACCTTCAGCGAATAGTGCAAGGAAAATAAGTCCAAGACACATACTGAGAATAGAAGCATTCCTATTATGTTGACGGATAGCTTCATCAATCATCTCTTTGCACTGTTTTTCAGTGACATAATGTTCGGGCTTAAGTTCCTCCATTCTATGCGACATATACCTACGGTATTTAGCGTTATGATACAAAAAAAGGGTTGCCAAGGCAACCCAAACTCATCCTTTTTTAAGGATTTCAACAAGTTATTTTCCAGTTTTGTATACCAAACGACTTTAAATTAACCCATTTGGCATAATGTACACCACGATACGTCAAAAATGCGAACGTTTTATCTGGATCGTGTTTGTCTGGATCAAAGGCTGGAAGATCATAATCAAATCTGATCTTCAGCATCTTCTCCTCCTAACTTAATTTGTGTAAGAGGAGGATCTCACCGTAAAGTAATCCAATGAATGCTGCACAACCAAGGGACGTTAGTCCGACTACTTGTAGTGCTTCCATGGCGATCACTTAGTATAGGTGCGACCACGATAGCAGTAGGTCCCGTGAGACTCTTTGCTTTCTACGCAACGCTGATCATACTCAACACCACGATAGGCAGTGTGAGAAATCTGGGCATCATGCAGAGCAGCCTGCTTCTCGATTTGCTTTTTGATTAGAGTAAGTGTGTTCATGATTGACTCCTGAAATACTAGGGATTTACGCCCCGTTCCTTCAGTCGTTTGCGTCCCAGTAATAATTACATTCGGGTACAGATTCCTTTACGGTCTCTACTAGTTCTACCACAATTTCTTTAGGTAGTTCTGATCTGTTTGCATTGATTCTGATGATTAATGCATCAGCATCAGCGCACATCATACCAGAGTACAAAAGTAATTCAAACATGGGATGAACGCTCCGTTCCGCGACTTACTTGCGTCCTATGTAAATGTCCCCTCGCATTGACCTTCTACTTTTGACTTAAGATACCCTATCAGATTCCACTTAGACCGTTGGTCTAAATTGGGATCCATTTGGATTTCTATTCGTCTTTGTAAGAACCTTTCACAAGTCATGTGCCACCCATAGGGTGACCCGTCATTATGATGGGCTAAGGTCATCGCCAGTAAGAAACTTAGCATGGGATGAACGACAGTCCTACTATAGGACTCATGCCTTATTTAGTCAAGTAAATCATTAAATCGTAACATTAGATACCATTTTGGTATCTCAGCGATACCATTTTAGGATTTCTTTAACTTTTTATAGACAAAATTATTGCGGGTCAAGATCATTCCTGCCCGCTTCGTCTCGATATAGTTCGAGAAGTTTGCTGTATTCTGTTTTTGCCACTCTATAATGCGTGCTTCCTTATAAGGATCATAGAATCCCTGTCGTGTGTACCACGAGCGCCAGTCCTCATGGGACTTGTCTCTATTGCACTCAGCACACGCACAAATGAGATTTTTTGTCTCATCAGTCCCCCCGTGAAAACGGGGAACAACGTGGTCTAGAGTAAGACTTTCTCTAGATCCACAATACGCACACTTATAGTTGAATGATTCTTTAATCGAGTCTTTCCATATACGTCTAGCTTCTCCTGGGGAACAAGTATGAAGATTATAAAGATAATCTTCGGGTGAGCTAAAGACTTCCATGCAATACTGCTAGGGTCCTAAGTATTTAGATTATATTATTCTCTTTGAGGTAGCTAACTGTTTCGGTGCAACCCCCAATAAGCTCTTCGCCCAACTTGACTTTGGGGAATGTAGAGTCCTTTCCGAACATTTCATAAAAATCTAAAAGAGTATAATCCGTACCCAATTTGTAAACAATATGTTTCTGTTCTGATAACTCAAGTACCTTTTGTACTTTAGTACAGTAGGGACATCCTTTCTTGCTGTAAACGATGAAGGTCATAATTACTGAATGTTAATGGGTTGTAAGTCGGATTCGGATAGAATTTTTTGTTCTGGAAGTTGTAAGTCTGGTTCCAGTTCAACATGCGTCACGTCTACCGTTTTTGGTGGATGTGGCAAAAGAATTTTAGCATAGATTGCATCTGGATAGATGCTCAACATACACTCAACATCTTTGAGTGTTCCACAATGTCGTTTCGTACCATTCGGTAAAGTCAGTTCATAATAGTGAGGCATTTCTGCCTTTATAATTTGATTTGACGTTTCTTTACTTAGTGTCATTGGGACTATATCCTGTGTTAAAACTAACAACCATTCTGTTACCGATCTCAGTATCAGTCTTATGTTCCAACCAACTAGGAAATAAAACTAACAATCCATGTGAAGGCCAAACTGTGTTGTATCCAAAAGCATTAGGATTCAACTTGTTCTCAGAAGGAGGACGGTACAGTTCATTCATCTTGTATGGCCAAATAGGACTCCTGAAGAGTAACGGAGCGATCTCACCTTCGACTCTAGGATATAGAGCACCACTGATTGCACTTCCTTCATGACGATGAAGTTCTAAATGTCCCCCAGGCGGAGTCATATTAAACCAACTCTCAACAATCTCCACATTAAAAATACCTAGACGATCCTGATAGTCTTCAAGACACACTTTGATGTGTTGTTTGAGATCTGTTAGATCAGGATGGTCTAGGAGATTTGCTTGTGGACTAAATGTACTCTCTCCACCCACAACTAAAGGAAAATTATTCCTTTCAGATTGTTCTATTACTTTTAGTAGGGGTTGGAAATCATAATAAGATAGATCATATACAGAGACTGGAGTTGGAAACAAATCCAACTCAGCCTTCTTCAATTCTTCAGACATTATTTAAAACCTTTTTGTTTCTTGGGTTTATCTAGTACCTCGATATGAGATAACCAAATACCTTTCTCAAACCATGCTGCTTGAGCTTGCATGTAATCATCCGTTATGAAAGATTCGCCAGATTTGGCAACAACTTTATATTCGTGACGATCATAAGGTTCATCAGAAGTCTGAGTGAAATAACGAGGATCACTGGGGGCAATTAGATTCATGATACATGTAGATGTCCAATCATTCCAGCACCTTTATGTGGATCACACCAGAAGGTATAGTCGCCTGGTTCTGGAAAAGTGAGGTCGAATGACTCTCCCGAAGCGAAAGCAAGTCCGTCATGGGAGAGTTCGGGATGATCCTCCACGATTACATTGTGTGGAGGAAGCATTCCATTTACAAAATGCACTGTGTCGCCTGCGTTAATTGTAACATCGGAAGGTTCAAAAATCAAATTGCCTTCTGAACCCATAACGATGTCCAATGCATGTACAGGGAGTGCGAAAAAAAGTGTAGCAAGTAGTGCGAAGAAAAACTTCATGTAGTATACGCAACTACCTTTATGTAGGTAGTTATTACTCCTGATGATGTGCTTTTAAGTCAGGATTTGGTGACGATTTTTCTTTGGCCGACAGGGTTTTGTTTTGAAGGACAATAAACTTATCCTTCTTAAACGTCCCCGCAGTTTTGACCTCAATATCGTGACCATTCCAACCTAACTCAGAAATCTGGAGGGCTAGTTGACCTAGCCATCCACCTTCAGATTGAATAGTATTACTACCCAGAACTTTTTCGTCTGGATCAAGTGAACCGTGTTTCAAAGTGCGTTGCCTCGTGGTAAAACTTCTTCTGGGAATACGAAGTTCTCATGTGGTTGGTCAGCAGGTGCCATCCAAGCACGAAGACCTTCATTCAGAAGGATATTTTTAGTGTAGAAGGTCTCAAATTCGGGATCTTCTGATGCTCTCAGTTCCTGGGATACAAAGTCATAAGCCCTAAGGTTGAGAGCAAGACCAATAATACCGATGGAACTTGTCCACAGACCCATAACAGGAACAAACAACATAAAGAAATGCAGCCACCTCTTATTGCTAAACGCAATACCAAAGATCTGAGACCAGAAGCGGTTTGCAGTAACCATTGAATAGGTTTCTTCTTCCTGAGTTGAGTCGAAGGCTTTAAATGTGTTTGCCTGTTCACCGTCTTCATAGAGAGTATTCTCTACTGTAACACCGTGGATTGCAGAAAGCAATGCACCACCAAGGATACCTGCAACACCCATCATATGAAATGGATTCAGGGTCCAATTATGAAATCCTTGGAGGAAGAGTAGGAATCGGAAGATTGCTGATACACCGAAGGATGGAGCAAAGAACCAACTGCTTTGCCCCAAAGGATAGATGAGGAAAACAGAGACGAAGACAGCAATAGGACCAGAGAAAGCAATTGCATTATAGGGACGAATACCAACGAGTCTAGAAATTTCAAACTGTCGTAACATAAATCCAATCAGAGCGAAGGCCCCGTGGAGGGCAGTGAACGCCCAGAGTCCTCCTAACTGAACCCATCGAACGAAGTCTCCTTGCGCCTCAGGACCCCACAGGAGGAGTAGAGAGTGTCCCATGGCGTCTGCAGGTGTAGAGACTGCAGCAGTAAGGAAATTACAACCTTCGAGATAAGATGAAGCAAGACCATGCGTGTACCAACTAGTTACAAATGTAGTACCAGTCAACCACGCACCAATAGCGAGATATGCCGTGGGGAATAGTAAGATTCCTGACCAACCAACAAAAACAAATCGATCTCGTTTAAGCCAGTCGTCAAGAACATCAAACCAACCGATCCTCGGCTGAACCAGAGTTGATGCGGTCATTTTTATTCTTTCCTTTTTTTAAATAAAATAATTGTGGCCAAGTATCTTGAATGATCTCAGCAAGTTTATATGATGTCTCCGAAGTTATCATAACTTTACATATGAAGAGAAAAAGAAAGGGACCCTAAGGTCCCTTGTTGTAAAATTATATGTAACTTCTATCAACCGATAGCAGGTGCGGTGAGTGCCACAGGAGTGGACTCAGCAGCAGCAAGGTCGAGAGGGAAGTTGTGAGCATTACGCTCATGCATTACTTCCATACCAAGACCAGCACGGTTGAGAACATCAGCCCAAGTAGGGATGATTTTGTTCTGACTATCAACAATAGACTGGTTGAAGTTGAAACCGTTCAAGTTGAACGCCATCGTAGACACACCCAGTGCGGTGAACCAAATACCAACTACAGGCCATGCAGCAAGGAAGAAGTGCAAGGAACGGGAGTTGTTAAAAGATGCGTACTGGAAGATCAGGCGACCGAAGTAGCCGTGAGCAGCGACGATGTTATAAGTCTCTTCTTCCTGACCAAACTTGTAACCATAGTTCTGCGACTCAGTTTCGGTAGTCTCGCGAACCAACGAAGAAGTAACCAGACTTCCGTGCATAGCAGAGAAAAGAGATCCACCGAATACCCCAGCAACACCGAGCATGTGGAACGGATGCATAAGGATATTGTGTTCTGCTTGGAATACAAGCATATAGTTAAAAGTACCAGAGATACCAAGAGGCATAGCATC